ACGACGGTCCGAGTTAGATAGTGCAAGGAAGAGGAGTAGACAGGCTCCGAACTTGGCTAGTAGCTGTAGTAGCAGCGCATGAGCATGGAGACATGAAGATGCGTATTTTGGAAGTAACTATCCAATGCTAGGCTCCTGGGTATTAGACAGCGAGACTGTAAACCTAGGTTGAGGGTATTCTCGAGTCCCTCCTATCATATATTATAGTGTTTTAGTATACACGCCAGAGTAGATGCACCTGCTTTCCTGTGCATAGGACAAGGGCCGAGAGGCTATCAAGTGAGTGTGTATACTAAAACACTATAATTGCTTTTCCTTTCAAATTGATGACTACAAAAGAGCTAGCCTTGTGCTAGCTTTTTTTATCTCTATGCGATAAATACTTTTAGTACGGAGATAAGATATGAGTTCGACAAAATTTAAACAAGATTTGGATGTTACTGGTAATATTACACTCTCAGGAAATGTTACAGCAAATGGTAATGTGATACTAGGTGATGCTGACACTGATAGTATTAGTTTAACAGCAGACATTACTAGCAATATTGTTCCAGATGTTAATGCTACTTACGACATAGGTACATCTACAAAATCATGGCGTGAAGTTTTTACAAGTAAAGTTAACAGTGTTAGTGGTGATGATCTAGACATACATAGCGGTGCTGACATTGCATTATATCCTACAGGAAACATTTGGATTAAACAACAAACTAAGTTAATTTTTGAAGGTACTGTACCAGATGATTACGAAATTAAATTACAAGCACTTGCTGCAACTGCAGACAGAAATGTAATTTTACCAGACGAAGACGGAACTCTTGCTACAAGAGAATGGGTTAATTTAAATGGTACTGGCAGCACTTCTGGTATTAGTTCTTTTGACTTTGGTTATTATAATACAAACTACCACACAAGTGCAACCGGATATCTATTATCTCTCGGATCAGATATTGACATGGGATCATATGCTGCACCTAATGCACTAACGATTGATATGGGATCAATATAAATATATTAATAACTCTTTGGAGAAAAAAATGGCTTTATTATTAAGAAGAGGTGTAGACGCAGACAGATCAGGAATTACTCCTGCTGAAGGCGAATTAATCTACACAACAGACACTAAGAAAGTGTATGTAGGAGATGGCGCCACTGCGGGCGGTAACGAAGTTACAGGTTCTGGCGGTGGTGGTGGAGGCACAGCCCCACGTACAACTGTAAGCGGTACAACTGCTAGTATTGCAAATGCAGCATCGGACGATGTTGATATCACAAGTGCAGCAAAAGCATACAGTGTGTTATCAATTGAAGTAGACCAAGCAGCATGGGTTAGAGTTTATAGCAGTGCTGCAGCAAGAACAAACGACAGCGGACGTTCTGAAGGTGTTGACCCAGATCCAGATGCTGGCGTACACGCTGAAATTATTACAACTGGTGCAACTACTGTTAAATTTACACCGTCAAGTGTTGGCTGGAACGATGAAAATCCTGTAACAGATACAATTTATTTGGCAGTAACTAACAAATCAGGCAGCACAAATACAATAACAACAACACTATTAATTTTACCATTGGAAACATAAAATGAACTTACACAAATATGCTGTTGTATTACACAACTACGAAGACTTAGACGACTTTTATAACGATATGGAAACAGACGGCGGCTCTGTTACTATTCCAGACAGAGCAGTAGATGTTGAATTGAGAAAACCTAAAAGTCGAGTTACACATTATATGTTAACACCACAAGAAGCCTTAGAAGTTGTAAACGATGCAAGAGTACAATTTGTAGAAATAGTAGATGATAGTCCACCGGAAAGAATGTTTACACAAACAGGACAGTTTTCAAGAAGTTCAAGTTTAAATGCAAACCATAACCAATGGGGATTATGGAGACACATTGCTGGGGAAAACAATAACAATTTTGATAGCGCATCTGATACTATCAATGGTACAATTAACTATCAATACACAGGAAGAAATGTTGACGTTGTAATCTTAGATGACCAAGCATGGGAACCAAATCATAGAGAATTTTTAGATGGTAATGGTGTTAGCAGAGTTGTAGATTACAACTGGTGGCAACATGCCTCTGCAGTTGGTGATAGTTCACACGTTGGAAGAACATATGCCCAGCGTGGTACAAGTGGTAACTTTCATAATATTCACTGTGCAGGAACAGTAGCAGGGCGTGAAGAAGGTTGGGCAAAGGATGCAAACATTTATTTCTTTGCATTAAATTTTAGCGGCAATGATGCAAACAACAGTATTTCTCCTTCTCTAGCATTTGACTACATAAGAGAATTTCATAATAATAAGCCGATTAATCCTGATACTGGATATAAAAATCCAACTATCGTAAACAACAGTTGGGGTTATAGTCGTAGTGCTACTTCAGCATCTAGCATTGCATCTATTACATTTGATGGTACAACACATACACCTGGTGGTACTCAAGATACTGAGTATAATGGATTTTACGGTGCATACAGCACTACAAGCCAAGTTGTAGCTAGAGTAGGTGATCCAGAAAATAGTAAAAATAGATTTACAACTACAGGTACTGCAACCAGTGTTACTGATAGAATGGTAGCATGGCCAGACGAATGGGATAAAATTGTAAACCAAACATTTAGCTTTACGCAAACTGATCCAGCAGACAACTATGAGATTACAGTACTAACACCATGTGATGTTAGACAGAATAGTAGAATTGTTGCAAGTTGTAACAGTGAAGATAGTTATATGATTATTAGACGTATTGTTAACAACGGTGCAAGTATTGCTACAACAGTTAGAGGTCCAGAGATTGATTTTGAACTAACTGGTGGTTTTGGATTTAGTTTCTTTGGTCCAACAGGTAACGTTACAATTAGATATATTGTAGAAACATATCCTGCAGACGGTGATGAATTTACATTTGATGTTGCATGGACTGTTACAACAGGTGAGCGAGGACAGTTCTTTAGCGATTTTAATGCAGATTTAGGAAACGATGAGTTTGAAGAATTTACAGAAGATAATCCAGCAGCAGATCCTAACGCATCTGGTTCAGTAATAACTCTTCCTCACACAGCAATTAACATAACAGGATTAACCGCAGACAGTTCACCAACATCAGGTAATAATGATGACGGATATTGGACATTAAATTTACCATTTGACATTCAGTATTTAGGTGTTACATACAATACAATACATGTTGGAACTAACAGCTATGTTACATTTGGTAGTGGTTCTAGTACATATAACGTGTCTGCATCCAACCCGCTGTTACCTAAAATTATGATAGGCGCCAGAGATAGACGAGGTTATAGTATCTGGCACGGAGTTTCAGGAATTACTCCTAATAGAGAATATAGGGTTGTATGGGAAGGTCATGATCGTTATTATATTAATACTCCTGAATCGCCAAATATGCGTTGGGAATTAACATTTTTCGAAAATTCACCTAATGAATATGAAATAAATTGGGAACAAAATGGAGCCAAAACTATTTCAGGCGGAGGAACTACATTTACAAATGCTGAATTACAAAGTTTTGGTTATAACACTGGTGGTAGACACACTGCTACTAACCTTTCTACTGATGCAGATATTGTTGATGCAATAGCAGACGGCGTTATTGTAGTAGCTAGTGCAGGCAACGGTCGTGTGCCAATGTATAGCTCAGATCACCCATATTATAATAACTATATAACAACAACTGGCGGAAGTAATTCTTACTATCATAGACCACAATCACCTGCGGGTGCAGGTAATGGTACAGACAGTGCTGTTATTTGTGTTGGCGCATTAGATAATACACATTTGAATGATAAAGAGCAAAGAGTTTATTTTAGTAATTTTGGAGAAAATGTTGACATATATGCAGCAGGACATTATATTCAAAGTTCGATGCCATCTTTATCAAGTAGATCTAAAGCAGATCGAGGCGGCGGTAACTACTATGCTAAAGTAAGTGGTACTAGTATGAGTGGCCCACAGGTTTGTGGTATACTTGCATGTATGCTTGAAGAATATCCAGACATGACACAAAGACAAGCTAGAGAAATGTTACGAGTTATCAGCAAACCGGATCAAATATATGATGATCCTCCAGGAACATTTGACTTTGCTAATAGTTTAGAAGGTTCTGCAAACTTAATATTATGGATGCCAAGCTCTACAAATGAAAATAGACCTAGATGGCCAAAACAGCATAGAGGTCGTCCGAGGTCAGGTGTAGCATACCCACGCAGAAGAATACGCAGAAGAAAACGTGTTTAATTAATGAGCAACATAAAAGAATTAACTATGGAGCACCACAAGGCTGCAGAGAGATGTGGCTTTGTAAAAACACTTCTTGGTGGTAATATTAGTGATGCACTATATGCAACTTTTTTATGGAATCAAAGTTTAAAGTACACTGAACTTGAACGTGTAGCCATGGAAAACAATCTGTTTGATGGTATAGAAAGTGCATTGAGAGTAAAGCACATTAATGCTGACTTTAAAGAGCTTTGGAAAAACAAGTTTGAGCCAATGACATTTGGGAGTACATTGGATTATATTGATCATATAAATTCATTAACAAATAAAGATGATATATTTGCGCATATATATGTGCATCATATGGGAGATTTGAGTGGTGGTCAAATTATTAAAAACCGTGTTCCTGGTAATGGGCGTATGTATGTTTTTGATGGTGATGTAGAGCTACTTAAAAATGAAATTCGATCAAGAACAACAGACGAAATGGCAACCGAAGCTGGTATATGTTTTCAATTTGCTATACGTCAATTCCAAGATTTAGAGAAATTATCAATCAGTGTTACTGCATAAATACTTAAAAGTATTGTGAGAGTAATATATGGCTATTAATTTTGATCATCAACGAGATAGAATTAGCACAAGTAGTGGAACATTAACATTAAACACCACTGGTGCTTTTACAATTCCAGTTGGAAACACAGCACAAAGACCAGCTGTATTAAACACAGGTCAAATTCGTTTCAACAGTCAACAACAAACCTTTGAAGGCTACAATGGCGCCGGATGGAGTTCACTCGGCGGTGTTCGTGATGTTGATGGTAACACATATGTTATAGCAGAAACTTCTCCAGGTGTCAACAATAATGAAATAGATTTTTATACTGATGGTACACAGCGTATGCAAATTGGTGCTACTGGTATTATTGCAATGGGTGATACCCTTGCTGAATTCACAATTGATGGAGCGACAGGAGATACAACTGTTGGTGGTAACTTACAAGTTAATGGTACACTAACAGTTGACGGCATAGCAACATTAAAAGCAGGTACTAGCGGTACAATCAATGTTGGTGATGATGACACAGATAATGTCGTGTTTAACGCTGATGTTAATAGTAACGTTATTCCAAATACAGATGCGACATATGATTTAGGAAGTACACTACAAAATTGGAGTACAGCATATGTTCAAACACTAGACAGTAATACAGAAACAATTACAGTTGATGTAACAGGATCTCTTGTGCTACCAGTCGGCACAGTTGCAGAACGTCCTGGCGCACCAGCACAAGGTATGATTCGTTATAATAGCGATGATACAACTTTTGAAGGTTATGATGGTACAGCATGGGGATCGCTAGGCGGTGTTAAAGATGTTGACCAAGATACTTATATTAGTGCAGAAGACAGTCCTGGTGCAGATAATGACGAGTTAGATTTTTATACTGGCGGTGTTAATAGAATGACTATTGATAGTACAGGTCAAATCACAGCAGAAGCAACATATATACCAACAAATGCACAAGATTTAGTAACAAAAGACTGGGTTGAAAATAGTTTATCAGCTACAGCAGGTACACCAACAGACGGCACATGGCAAGATGGTGCCTACTTGGGATTTGTTGATACTGATAAAGTTGTTGATGTACTAGACGAATTAAACGAGTCTTTAGAAAATGTACGCAACAATACATTTGTACGTGCAATAACATTTACTGGTACGCCAACTTCGGCAGGTGCTGGGTCAACTATTACACTTACTTTAAATGTAGATGGTAATGCAAACAAATACGATATTACATGGGGAGATGGTGGTACTACTATTGGTACAACCGATAGTACGCCTAGTTATACATATAATTCAAACGTAAACAGTCCATTTACTGTAACAGTCAGAGCTTACAATGACAATGCTATTAGTGGCAGTGCCGGTAGCGAAGCAAGTTCTACACGTGAAGATTACATTGTGATCTTTACAGCAAATGCAGTTGCCGCATTTGAACTCTATCGTGTAGTAACTGGCGGTACTGATTTAACAGGAAACGATTTATATGTGATTGAAGGCGACAGTTTATATATGCAAAACAATACCAGTAATACTGGTGGAGCCAGTGTTACATATACAATGGATTGGGGAGACGGCACTGCAGTAGACAATATTGCTAGCGACAATGATCCTGGTGGAGTTAATGGTACAAGATTACAACATACATGGGGACCAGGAACAAGTTCTGGAACCAGTAGAGACAATTTATTACTAACATTGACTTCTCATAGTACAGCAGACCCGTCAACAATACCATCATTAGTAACGCTGCCATTAAAAGTATACGATCCAAATATTGCTGTACCAGATGGGTTAAGCACAAAAACTATTAGTGGACCTAGTAGTACAGGAACAGATCCATTGTTAACATCTGGATTTACAAACAACAATACCAGTTCTACAACAGCAGGCTCTTCTGTAACACGTGTTGTTAATAGTGGCACTATATCATCTAGTGTTATTTCAACATATGCATACGATGCAGATGCTGGTACACTTACTGCACTAGTTAATGGTGTAGACGACGGTAATGTGACATTTAGTAATACAAATCAAACAGGCACATATACAAGTCTTGTTGTTACAGATGAAGAAGATTATAACTTATTAAATTCAGGAGGCAGTAGTACAACATTTAATAGTAGTATCTATCATCCAGGATTATATACAGGATTTAAAGCACAAGTTAGTAAAAGTGGTGCAAGTTTCACAGCAGGTACAAACGATTATCAGTTAAGTCATAGTACAACAGGAAATACAAATACTGTAGAATTTGTTGTAGATAACTTAACAAGTACACCAACAACAGCCGGCGGAACACTAACAGAAAATGTAGGAAACTACAAATACATCAGTGGTGTTCCTTATTACGACACTGGTAGTTCATTGACACTAAGCGGAGTTACAATTGAAGACTTTATCGGACAAACATATAGAAATACAACCAATGTATTTGAAGTTTCTAGTGGTACAAATTTAGAAGGTACTGGGTCTAGTGCAATTAGTACACAAAATTATTCTTACTCAGATATTGACGGAACTGTTACCTTCTTAACAGGTGGAATTCCAAATGCAGACACAGGAAATGGAACACCTTATGCAATTGGAGATGTAACAGTTAACATTACCAGTAGCAGTGTTAGAACAATTGAAAATTTACAACACCGTGCAACTAATGTTAATGGTTCTGGTGGCTATCAAATATTATCAGAATCAGTTGCAGTACATACTGCTAACCAAAGCGGTATTAATGAAATTGCAATCGATGTTAATAACAGCTTAGGTTCAACATATACAGATAATGGTGTTCGTATATTTGACTTTAGTGCAGCAACTACAGATAACCCTGTAATACCAGGTGCAACAAATTTTTATACAAACAATTTATATACAGAAGCAGCAGACCCTGGAGTAACAGGAACAAAAGAAGCAACAATACGATTAGGTGTGTTAGAACATAATGTAGAAAACTACAGTACATTTTTACCAGCCGGTCCAGACAGAAGCGGCGATACTGGAGTGCAATATTTTACATTTGCATTCCGCAGAACAGTTGTTGCTAACTTTACGATTAATATTACAAGTACAACAGGCGTTAGTGGTGTTTGGATTGCAGCACCAGGTACAGCAATAGACAGTGCAAGTACAATTAACGGTTGGCTAGACTGCGGTATACAGTATGCTGGCTCTGGTGTACCAGGTGCAGATACTGGCAATGGCGGTAACGGAAGCAACGGATGTGCAGTAACAGGTGGAGATATTATTGCAAATAATACAGCATTAAGTGGTGGGTTCACTATGACGCTAGGTACCGAAAACTTAACAAATGCTACAGGAAATGTAGCACTAGTGCGTATTGCATTAAACACAAACCAAAGTATAACAGGATTGAGTATAACATAAGGGTGAGAGATGGCTATAAATGAATCACAAAAAGTAGACTGGCTTTGGAAAAAGTTAGGTTACGGTATAGCAAAAACAGATATTAATAGCATTAAGGCTGCAACTAACGAAAGTATTGCTAGTCCACTATTAATACGTGGTGATAACATTTGGCAAGATGCATCTCAAATTCCATCAACAAAACCAACAGCGTCAACAACTACTGTAGAAATATATGATGACAGTGGCAATGGTCAAGCAACTGTTCAGTGTACACCTGACTTGACAGCTAGTCCTAACAGAACATGGAAAACAAACTCTATAGACTGGATACCTACTGAATTTGGAAGTACATATCAGATTAAAGTTTATTTAGATAATAGTGGTGCTGCAACCCCACAATCAACAGGAACACAGTTATTCGCAGCAGGTAGCGGTAATAACGATGAATGGTATTTTGATTATCAAAGCGGTGTTCTTAACTTTATTGGAGATAACTTACCATCTGGCATAGCAGGTAAAGTTATATATGTAGTTGGTGCACGTTACACTGGCAATAAAGGGTCTAATCTTTCTAGTGCAACAATTGCTAATTTTACATTTAATGGTAATACTATTGGTGTTACAAACACCAATGGCGATATTATTTTAGATCCTGACGGCACTGGTAAACTTTCAGTATTAGCAGACAATGTTAGTATTACTGGTACAGGTGCACTTACTATTCCAGCTGGCACAACATTAGAAAGACCAACACCACTAGAACAAGGTATGATCCGTTATAACACAACAGATGCAACATTTGAAGGTTATGATGGAACTAACTGGGGGTCACTTGGTGGTGTTAAAGATGTTGACGGTGATACATATATTATTGCTGAAACAAGTGCAGGTGCAGACAACGACGAAATAGATTTTTATGCTGCTGGCATACATGTTATGCAACTTAATTCAAATGGAAATCTAGCACTTGGACTTAATTTAACAGAATTTACTGTTGATGGAAATACAGGTGATACTGCAATTTCTGGTAACTTAACAATCACAGGAGATTTACAAGTTGATGGCATCACAACTACAGTAAACAGCACAGTTGTTACTATCGATGATCCTATTTTTACATTAGGTGGAGATGCAGCACCAACTACAGATGACAATAAAGATAGAGGTATTGAATTCCAGTGGTATGATACTCCTACATCATCTGCAAAAGTTGGTTTCTTTGGTTTTGATGATAGCACTGGTAAATTTACATTTATTCCAGATGCAACTAATACAAACGAAGTTTTTAGCGGAACAGTAGGCGATGTTGACTTTGGCGCAGCAAGTTTAACAAATTTAGTTGTTAGTGGTACTACACAGCTATTAGGTGATGTTACAATTGGTGATGCTGATACTGACACAATTACAATTAATGGTGATATACGTTCTGATGTATTGCCAGATGTAACAGACTCATATGATTTAGGTGCTACAGGTAAAGCATGGAGAGACATATATCTAACAGAAGCATTAACATTTGAAGGTGCTACTACTGAAAACGAAATTGTATTTCCAACTAACTTAGCAGATGGGCTGTCTATAACAGACGGAACTAATGACTTTATAGTTTTTAATAGTACTACAGGCGCTAATTTAATAACAATCACACCGAATACAGCTATCACAGGCACACTTGATGTAACAGGTGAATCAACACTAGCAAGTGCAACAATCAGTGAT